TATATCTTTATATGTGGCACCATTAAATGTAATATCCATCAATACAGTAGGTCTTACCTCTGATGGCTCTTCACCCTCTGCGTTTGCCCTATATATCTCACTCTTACCAAATCTAGGTTTAGTGAAAGTCTTACCCTCGTATTTCCATTTTACTATTTTACCTTTAGATTCTAAAATCTCATCTGCGTGTAAAGCACAAGCCTTCGAACCATTACCAGTATCAAACTTAACTCTAACTTTACCTACTTCATCTAGGTCTACAGTCTCTAACCAACCACATTCTATAAGTGATTGTCTATCCCA